AATCTTTGTTTTAATACCAGTGTCTTTAAGTAAAGCACTAGCTACTTCAAAGTATTCTTTATCATCAAGTAATTTTTTAAACTCAGTTTCTTTGTCTTCAATCTCTTTTTTGAGTTCACTCAACTTCAACTCTTCTATGTCTGAAACTGTTTTTGTGTTTTGTAATTCTTCAATACTTGTTTTGATTCGAGTGATGTATCTATTAATTTCAGTTATTGATGTTGTATTTGTTGCCGTCTTAATCTGTAATGCTTGTATCTCTAATTGTTTTACTGAGATAGTATTAAGCTTAGTCTGTTCTTCGGTTACTTTAGTATCAAGTTCAACTAGACCTGTGTCACAACCAGTAATCTTATCGGTAAGTGTTACAATTTGTTCTGACTTAAAATCAGATTCAATTCCTTGCCTACATGTTGGACAGTCATCATTGTGTTCAAAGAAATTAACATCTTTTTTATATTTCGATAGATTAGTTTCTATTTGAGATTCTAGATGATGGTACTGTTTTACTCGTTGTTCGATTTCGAGTTTGTTTGTAACAACCTTTTGAATTTCAGCGACTTGTAATCCAATGCTCTCAATTTCTTCAGTGAGATTGTTAATATTAGTTTCGTTGGTAGAAATATCTGTTTCGTATTCATCTATTTTGTCTTCATTGTTTTGTTTTAAATCGCCTATTCGTTTTTCTTCAAATTCATATTTCTGTTGTGTCAATTGAATCGTGTGTCTTTTGTCGTTGAGTAAATCTTTGTTATTACCCAATCGTTCTCTTGTAAGTTTATTCATTACCGAGAATATTTGTATATCTAATAAGTCTTCAATTATAGCACGTCTATCATTATTTGATAGTTGCATAAACGGAGTAAATGCGGCTGAACCTAGTACCACTATTTGTGTGAAAGATTTATAGTTCATTTTTAATATGAACTTCTCAAGTTGTTCTTGATAATCTCTTATAGCTGCATCTTGGTTTAATAACTCACCATCGATATATATTTCAAATTTATTAGGTTTGATAGTACGAACAACTCTATATGATTTATTGTTTGTATCAAACTCTACTTCTACTTCACAGTTTTTACCATTAATCGAGTTAGTTAGATTGCCTTTTGGAATACTACGAAATGGTTTACCAAATAATCCAAAACACAAAGCATCAAGCAACGTAGACTTGCCTGAACCATTGACACCAACAATTAATGTATTGATGTTCTTATCTAAATTAATTTCTGAAAAATGATTACCTGTACTTAATAGGTTTTTCCATTTTACTTTTCTAAATATAATCAATCAGTTTCTTCCGTATGTAATGCTTCAACATATAATTCTCTCATTAGTGTTTTGAGTTTTTCATTCTCAACATTGAGAGATAGTCCATCAATATACTTGGACAATATGGTCATTGTATCTTCAGCTTGATTAATTATATCATCGTCATTTAATATAAGGTCATCATTGAAGTCCTCAACAATTGCTATGTCAGCTGCACCAGCTTTATATAAGTTATCGGTTAAATAATCAAACAAAAATGGATTCTGTTTGTGTAGTACAACTACTTTTACATAACTATCTTGGTATTGTTTAAAATCAAAACTTTTAAAGTCTTCAATACTTTTGTCTCTATCATCATAACTTATCTTATGAAATATTTCAAATGGGTTCTGTATGAACTCTAATTCTCTTGTGTTCGTATCAAAGATATGAAAACCTCTTGGGTCTTTATAATCTGCCCATGTCATTTGACCTGGAGTTCCAACGTAAAATATTTGGCCATCATCTGACTTGTGATGGAAGTGTCCAGATAAAACCATATCATACTTGGATAAAAGTGATTTATCAATACCTGTTTGTGAAACTGTGCCTTTGTCCATCTCAAACCCTCGTATCTCAAAATGTCCAATACAAAGTTGTGACCGACTATTCTTTATTGATTCTTTTATACCTTCTTCGTTGTCATCACATAACCAAGGAACAATGTCTATTGGAATGCCATCAAATTCTTTTGTGACAAACTCATCAAAGATTGTAATGTTGTCATATTCGTTTAGTAGTAATTGTGATGAATTAATTTCTAATGTATTACGATAGGTGATGTCATGATTACCTAGAATAGAATAGAACGTAATGTTATTTTCTTTTAGTTTATTAAAGAAGTATCTACGACATAGATATAGGGAGTTGTAATTGATAAACTTGCGGCGGTCAAATAAGTCGCCCATTTGGAATACCGTATCGATGTTATTTTCTTTCAGATACGGAAAGAATACTGTTTCATAAAACTTCTCATAGTGTTTATGGAAGATAACAGAATCGCCACGCATACCGAAGTGGGTATCGCCTAATATACACATTCTCATAATCTAGTCTTCTTTTAGTTTTACTATTTCATCTTTCATTTGTAATTTTTCTTGTTTCATTTTTACCATAAGTTCATCAGAAAGATATCTTGAATGTGCTTCTTTTATTTTAGAATCAAGGTCTCTATGTTTGGCTTCGAGATGTTTAATTTTATCTTCTATCAATTCCATTCTCCATAAACAAGTTTAATACTGTCACAATTTTCTTTCAGGTCATAGTTGCACTCTTTCAAGAAACCTCCATAACCACATGATGATATTATACAAGAAACTAGTATCAATAGAGGCAATTGTTTAAGCATCTTTTGTGGCTGCGGCATCTGGTTCAACAAACTTTTCTAAGCCTTTTATCTTCTCCTCTTTCTTCTTTCTTTTTGCTTCTTCGAAGTTAAATATAAACTCAGATATGTTTTCATAAAGTTCAAATTGTCTTGTATTCCCTTCGCTGTCTTCTAACATCTCAAACTCATCTAAAATACCTATTTGCTCAGTAGCTTTATATTTTACATATAGTTGTTTTTTCTCTCTAGTAATTCTTCTGAGAAAAGCATAATAGATAATTTGGGTAAAGTAAGCGAATGGATTCTTTGACTTTTCGGGGTTAAAGTTTCTAAAATACATCATACAATTCTCAATTCCATCGGCAATCATCTCATCTCTAAATGAGTACGATGCGAAGTTAGGTTTGTGTGATAAATGTTCTGCAATCTTAAGAAAACATTCACCAATATAATTAGGAACTTGTGGTTGAATCTCTTTAGCTTTATCTGCAACGTCACATAACCGTTTGTATTCAACAAGTCCTGCTAAAAAGTCAGCATTGTTTACATAGTGTTTTTGACGTTTCTTTGCTGGCGCTTTAGCAACAACTTTCTTTTCTTTTGGGACTTTTGCTTCTGTTTTTTTAGTCATAATATACCTTTCGTTCCAAGTTTGCCTTCATTTCGCTTGACAAAGTGCTTGACAAGAGTTATGGTAGCGGTGTTCCGTTTGATTAATGAATGAATAGCTACTCCTTACCATCCTTTCTGAAACCCTAAATCGTATGTTACTTTATCTAAAAGTGATAACACTCTTTTTCGATAATCAAATCCTAACATACCCGATTTTGTTCCGTTTTCATAAGGAGGAGTTCTATTGAATTTCGTATATTGTTGTGAAGTTAAATCAATTATCTTTCCATCAGTGTCGACACACCACCAATGATAGATGTTTTCATCATCTAAAGCTCGATTCAATTTTAATGTTTTTGTTCCAAATATTTTCTGTAAACAACCAGAGGCTGTGTGACAATGCCCAAACATTGGATTAGATTTATTTCTTTCGACCCACTTCTTAGGTAACATGTCTTCCGATAAATTATTATATATCGCTTTAGATACCATCTTCAAATTCTTTTCATTATATTCTATTGTCATATTAATGTAGTTTACTTTTATCCGGTTTATTTACAGTATTTAAATAATCATCCATCACTGATGCATCATCATCATAGTATTCTTCAATCTCAGATTCTGTTTGTGTTCTCAAATTAAAGTCTTCGAGAACTCCGTTTGAGTTATTAGCTTCACGAGTTACAGTTTCAATTGCATTTAAATAATACTCGACTAGACTATTTTTAGGATTAGTAAAGGTAACAATCTCCCTGTTATTTAATGTGGCCATATTATCAGATATTATCTCAATTGGCAACCATGGGACCATCATCATTACCGAGCCTTTAGCTGAGCGTCTCACCATAAGGACCATAGGTCTGTTTAGTATTGTTGATTCAGAATCAGAAGTGATATCGGCGATAACATCTTCGCCAGATTGAAGTCTCACTAATTTAATGTTTAATTGATTATCCATTTTTTAGCTCGATGTTGTAAAATTTATATTTGAACTTCTCGTCATCATATATTTTCATTCTTTCAATAAAATGTTTTAATGTATAATTGGTAAATTTACCAACTCTAAAATCATCCGCAATATCAAATAATGTTGCTGCTCTTTTGTCATCACCTACTCTAAGGCCTCGACCAATTGATTGTAAATTACGAATACGAGATTTACTTGGTGATGCAAAGATAATGTTGTGTAAGTTCCTTATATTTATGCCTGTCGAAAAAGTACCATATGATGCAACAATAATAGCATCCTTTTCTTTCTCTGTAATTCCTCGAATAGCTTCTCTTGTTTCCGTATCAGTTCCTCCAAATACAAAAAAAACCTTTCTTTTTTTCGCATGGTCTTTTATGTTAGCATATAAAGCTTTACCATGTTTCTCAACAAATTGGAATAGTATAAGTGAATTGCCGTTAAGTGATAACGCTAAGTTTCGTATAAAATCATTTCGGGCATTGTTCTTAACAATAAAATCAATTTCTTGTTGATAGTCCCACGTTTTGCATTGTTTACAAAGTGGCTCAGGATACTTTAACACTAAACACTTTATATTAAAATCAGATAAATGTTTCTTTGCAATTAAATCTGCAGTTGTTGTTGCACGATAAACAGGACCAAAAAGTCCTTCTAACACCAAACGATGTGTTTGTGTGCCGTCTAATGTGCCTGTTGTTCCTATTCTATATCTAGCATTTGTACAAGCAGACATAATTGTTGCCAGTGACTTGGCTTTAAATTGATGTGCTTCATCTCCGAGTACAAAATCAAATTGTTCAAAGTAATCGGGTGGGTTTTTATAAACAGATTGCCATGTGGTAATCGTTAAGAAATTATTTGTATGTTTGTCTTTACCAGAGTATTGTCTATGGCAATATTTTTCAGAATCAAATCCATAAGACTTAAAATCTGTATACATTTGTTCAACAAGAGATGTTGTTGGAACGATTAGAAGACCTTTCTGCAGCTCATTTGTTAAGAGATGTCTGACTATCAAGTATAATATCAAAGACTTACCAGACGCTGTTGGAGACAACAGGAGAAGCCTTTTATTGCGTATAGCAGTGATGAATGATTTTAGTTGGTAGTCTCTAACTACATGAGGGAGATTCAATGTATCTACGAAAGCTTTAGCCTCGACCACTGAAAATACATCAGTTGAATTGACATCATCATCTATCAAACATTCATAGTTACGTTCAACACAAAACTCTTTAATGTATGGAGTAAGACCGTGATAAATTTGAAAGTTTCTTAAGTCTAATAACCTTATTTTTCCATCCCAAACTCGACTTTTATATGC